AAGATACGTGGCAACCAAGAGACCAAGGTGATGGTAAACCAGAGCCAGTAAGAGAGAAGGCAGAACGTAAAACGTGTTTCCATCCAGAACAATTAGTTGGAAATAAATTAATGAAAGACTTACAACCGGGCGACTTTATTAATGGAATAGAAATTCTCGGAATGGTTAAATTAAAATTAAATGAAGATATGTATTCTATTAATGATGTTAAAGTTACGGGAAGTCATAAAGTTAAATTTAATAATAATTGGATATATGTTTCTAATCATCCAGATTCATTTAGAATAAATGATAAACCAGAATTTGTTTATGTTCCTATAGTTAAAGGTGGAATATTCAATATTAATAATAATGAATTTGCAGATTATGATGATGAGAATATTGAAACATTAGATAATAAATTAAAAGCTGCATAACAAGGAGATATTATGGCATTAGAACAACCTAACAATCAACCACAACCAATGGCACAGAGACCACCCGTAGGTGATGGAGGCGAAGCTATGCCCAATCAAGGTGATGTTATGCCTAATCAACAAGCCCAAGGACAAGACCAAGGGCAAGATCAGGGACAAAATCAAGAACAGCAAATACAAGAATTTCAACAAAGAGTTCAACAGTTATCTCCACAGGAAAAACAAGTATTAACACAAAGTTTAACACCGGAATTTAGAGACATAACAATAAAAGTTTTCGGTTCGGAAATTAGTATATTTTTTGATATACTGGAATCTGGTATCGAAGAACCTACTGCTCAACCTATGCCACAGCCACAACCGGCAATGGCTCAAGGGGGAGGAGAAGGTTTCGCAAACAGGCCACCCGAACAACCACAAGGTGGGGGAATGGTTCAACGACCACAACCCGTCTAGTTCGGCCCCAAGCTCTGGGCGACCTGCTTTCCACAGCACCCACTAGGAGGATAAAATGGAAGAAAAAAAACTAGAAGAAACTTCAACAGAACCAACGCATAAGGTAGAGGAATCTGCGGAAGTTGAATCTAAAAAAGAAACACCCTTTTTAGAACCAAGACCCTATCATAACAAGTATAAAAACGAGTTGGATAAGGCAGATACAGACGAGACAGCAACCGTTCCAAGTACGGACACCGATAAAGAGACTGACGAGGCTCAAGAGGCAACTCCAGAAAAAGTAGAACGCCCTGTTAATGCTGAAGACAAGGTTTTTAAAAAAAGGTATGATGACCTAAAACGTCATTATGATTCTACACTAACAAAGCACAAGGAAGAAGTTTTTAAACTTAAACATCAAGTAGAAGATGCATCTCAAAACTTTATTCCACCCAAGGACAAAAAGGAATTGGAGGAATGGAGAAAGGAGTATCCAGATGTGTATGATGTTATTAAAACAGTTGCGCATCAGGAAGCAGATGATAATTCTAAACAGCTTACCGATAAACTTGCCAAACTTGAAATTGACCAACAAAAGGTTTCAAAGGACAGGGCGGAAGTTGAATTGATAAAGTTGCATCCGGATTTTACAAAAATTAGAGAGAGTCAGGATTTTCACGATTGGGCATCCGTCCAAGATGGTGTAATTCAAGGTTGGCTTTATGATAATTTTAATAATGCAAATTTAGCCTCAAGAGCTATAGACCTTTATAAAATGGATAGAGGGATGAAGAAGATAGAGGCTAGTAAGAAGGATGATAAAAAAGAGGCATCAAAAGTTGTAACTTCTACAGCTCGTAGTTCAGAAAAAGACCTTAAAGGTAAAAAAATATGGACTATGAATGAGATACAAAAACTCAAACCGCAAGAATTTGTTAAATTCGAAAAAGAAATAGACAGTGCTAGAAGGGAAGGTAGAATCACAAATTAAACCTTAACTGGAGGAAATTATGGCAATTTCTAAATCGGCCGGCTATGACAATTTACCATCGGGTAATTGGCTACCGGTAATATATAGCCAAAAAGTCCAAAAGTTCTTCAGAACTGCATCAGTCGCAGAGGATATTACCAACACCGACTATGCAGGAGAGATTGAAAATTTCGGAGATACCGTTAACATTATTAAAGAGCCTAGCATTAGTGTGAGCTCATATACTAGAGGTGGAGCAATCAACATCCAAAATTTGGCTGATGATAAACTACAACTAGTTGTTGACCAAGCTAATGCGTTTGCTTTTAAAGTTGACGATATTGAAGAAAGACAATCTCACGTGAACTGGGAGGCTTTGGCTACTTCTTCTGGAGCATATGCTCTGAAAGATTCTTATGACGCAAACATCATTGCCGCTATGGTCTCAGGTGCAGGTACAACTGTAGGTTCAGACGGTTCAGGAACAGATACCGGATTCGGTACTGATGAAATTGACCCTTTGAATATTATGGCTAACTGTGCTAAGAGATTACACGGTGCTGACAATCCTACTGAAAATAGATGGTTCCTAGGTTCGCCTGAATGGTATGAGCAGCTTGCTCAAGCCTCAGCGAAGTTAATGGATGCGTCTGTTACTGGTGATGCTAAATCTGAATTAAGAAATGGCAGAGTCACAGCAGGACAAATTCAAGGCTTCAAATGTTATATGACTAATAACTTTGCGGCTTCATCAACATCTGACTATTACAAAATTCTTTGGGGACATATGAGTTCTACTGCAACTGCTAACGCAATTGCAAAAACAGAAGTCATTAGAGACCCAGATTCTTTTGCAGACGTAGTTAGGGGTTTACACGTGTTTGGAAGAAAAGTACTGCGTGATGCGGCACTTATGGTTCGACACGTACTGATTGATTAATAGGAGGATATACAAATGGCGACTCATAGTAAAGTTACTGGTTCAACATCTGGTCACCCTTCTACAAGAAGGAAACCTTATTTTGTTGAAAATACACTCGACCTTTCTTTGTTTGACCCTGCATCTGGTGATGTAATTCAAGCATTAAATATTCCGGCTGAAACTTGCATTATCAATGCAGGTCTGGAAGTTTTAACTGCAGGTTCATCTTCAGTTACCTACGATGTAGGTGATGGAAGTGATGTAGATAGATATGTCGATGGTGATACAAATGCAGTTGGACACGCTGAACCTGTAGCACACGCATCTAATTCAGGTTTTGTATACGGCAGTGCCGATACATTAGACGTGAAAACTGGTGGTGCTCAAGATACTGCAGGAAAAATTCGTGTTTACGCAATTATGTGTGATGTAAGTGGTTCGGATGAATCCGCTTCTAACACTGCATAATCATTAAAATATTAGGGGGCTTTTGCCCCCTTTTAAATGCTTTATTCTGATAAAATAGTATGGCTAGTATCATATCCTAAAAGTGGGAATACTTGGGTACGAGCATTTTTAAGTTCCTATCTATTTTCTAAAAATGGAGAATTTGAATTTTTATTATTACATAATATCGTAAAATTTCCAAAATATAGATTATTTCCTGATTGTATTACTGAACCAGAAAATATAAATATAAGAAATTTTTTAAATGTAAATTATATAGATGACCAAAAAAATTTAAAAGGTATTTATAAAACTCATAATATGTATAATAAAGAATTTACTAATAAAAATTTAACATCAGGATTTATTTATATATCAAGAAATATAAAAGATATTATTATATCTTTTTCCCATCATTATAATTGTTCTGTGGATGAGGCAATAGATTTAGCAATTATCCATCAAAAAAAACATTATGATTCTTGGAAAAAATTTATAGATGTACCAAGTCTTTATATTACTTATGAGGATTTAATACAAAATTGTAAAAAAGAATTTATTAAAATTTTAAAATTTTTAAAAGTTTCTATTAATAATAAAAAATTAGAAGAAAGTATTAAAAATACAAATTTTAAGACACTACAAACTTTAGAACGAAAAAGGGGGTTCTTTGAAGCTGCCGATTATAAAACAGAAAATGAAAAAATTTTCTTTAGGAATGGCAAAGTAAATCAATGGGAAAATGTTTTTACTATTAAGCAGCAAGAAAGAATTGCTTCGTTACTAAGATAGGAGAAATTATGGTAAAAGTTATAAATATGACTAAAACCGAAAAAAGAATTCCTTTATTTCCAGACGAAGATGTTGGATTAAAGGATAGAGTATCTAGTATAGAGAAAAAATTAGATACATTATTAACCTTGCTTAATAAGGAGGACAACAATGACAAGGATAGACTTAAGCCCGTTCAGGGCGATGACGGTGGGGTTTGACAGCTTATTTAATGAAATAGCTGACTTTCGCCCAAGTAGTTACCCACCCTATAATATTGAAAAGGCAGGTGACTGTGA